TTCATAACTAATTACGACGAATTTGAGGCGTTTTTCGGTGGGACTATTCCCGAAAAATTTGTCAACACTCAGATACCTAAGTATGAATTAGCTTATATCGCTAAATCTTATCTACAACAATCCAATCAGTTGTTTGTAACACGTGTTTTGGGTCTTTCAGGTTATGATGCGGGTCCAGGTTGGTCTTTATCAATTCAAGCAAATGTGGACGGAACCACTGTAGGTTTGAATGGTTCTTCTTCCAACTATACAATTAGTTTCGTTGCCACTACTGGTGGTACCGTCACTCTCACACCTGTAGGTACGACATTAGTTGGTACAAACTTGAATAACCCTTTTACTCTTTTAAATGGAAATCAATCATCTTTCAATACTGAATTGAGTACTCAACTTACAGGTATTGTAAATGCTTCTGGTAATACTAGTGGTACTTCAGTTTATTATTTTGGTACAATCACAGACGCGGCTTACAGTGCTTTGAGTTCTTATACAGGTGAAACCAATGTGTTTGGTATGTCTGGTCTTACTAACTCTACCGCAGAATACACTTCTCCAAACAATGATGCTTGGTATTACTCTAATTTTAACGAAAGTACCAATGGTAATTATACAGGATACTCTTTCTTTAGTGTGGTAACTTCATTAACAGATGCGGGTGGTGGAACTTATAATGGAACTATATCTGGTACTGTATTTAACTTTTCAGGCGTTTCATATTTAGATTATAACAATGTGGTAGTAGCTACTTTACGTTCAAGAGGTATTTCGAATTATGGTTCTGGTGGAACAGGTCCAAGATATCAAGTCACTGGACTTACAAGTGTTGTATTAAACACTACGGGGTCATACTCTGCTATTACAGAAAATCCATTCTCTCGTTTTGCTATTTCAGGTATTACGGATGGTACAGCTTCTCCTGAAAATTTCTCGTTCGTTGTTTCATTATCACAAACGGATCAAAACTACCTACCATCCGTTTTGGGTCGAACTAACTTTGGAAAAAGTAGAACTGAGGTACCAATAATGGTTGAGGAAGTGTACCCAACCTTATTGACGTATGGGTATAATAAAGGCTTTATTAGGGGTCTTAAAACTGACTTAATTGCAACTCCTGGTTTAAGGTATAATCCTACAACTGATTCTATTGCCAATTATTTGGAAAGATACAGAGCAGCTGAATCTCCTTGGGTTGTATCACAACTTCGTGGTAGTACCGTTGAAAGATTATTTAAAATTTTAACGATATCTGATGGTGATTCAGCCAACACTCAAATCAAAATTTCTATACAAAATATTTCATTTAATAATGTGTCCTTTGATTTAGGTGTTCGTGACTTTTTCGACACAGATACTAATCCAGTTTATTTGGAGAAGTTTACTAATTGTAATATGGATCCTTCATCGAATAATTACATCGGTGTTAAGATCGGTACTTCTGACGGAGAATATGCTTTGAATTCGAAGTATATTATGTTAGAATTGGATTCGGACGCACCTATCGATTCATTACCTTGTGGTTTCGAAGGATATGTTATGAGGGAGTATCCCAATGCAATCCCTCCTTTCCCAATTTACAAAACCGCTTACTATTTCCCTGGTGAAGTTATTTACAACCCCCCATTTGGAACTACGACAGGACCTGTTTCTTCTCGTGGTATGTCAAATGCGGTTCAGAGTTCAGGAGACAGAGTAAGAACAACCTTCTTAGGTATCTCAAGTCAAATTGGTTATGATGTTGATTTTTATCAGTATAAAGGAGCTCAGTATCCCGTAAGTATTTGTGATTCTGAAGCGGCTGAACCATGGGATTACATTACTCAAGGTTTCCATATGGACTCAGGGGCTACTGTTGTTCAAATTGCAGTAGGACCAACTTCGGGAACCCCAGCATTCCAGTGTGGTGATGCGTCATTCCAATCCGATCCCGAAACTTCGGAAAACCCTTACTATCAGATTCAAGCTCGTAAATTTACTTTCTTGGTTCAAAGAGGTTTTGATGGTTGGGATGTCTATCGTGAGTATCGTACAAATGGTGATAGTTTTATACTCGGTGGTGCTGGATATCAGAGAGGCGCTTGTGCAACAACAAGATATCCGAATGCCACAGGGTGGGGAGCATTTAAACCTATTAGTGTTTCAAACTTTACAGATTACACTAATACTGACTACTATGCATATTTGTTGGGTATTAGTACATTCAATAACCCTGAATCCACAAACATCAATGTGTTCGCAACCCCTGGTATTGACTATGTTAATAACTCAAATCTTGTAGAAGACGCTATTTCGATGATTACTTATCAGAGGGCTGACTCGATTTATATCGTCACCACACCTGATTGTAATGTGTTTTTACCAACTAGTAACGATAACTTCATTTATCCTACCGAAGCAGTTGATAACTTAGATAATACAGGTATTGATTCCAACTATACTGCTACCTACTATCCTTGGATACTTGTTAGAGATACTGTTAATAACACTCAAATTTATATTCCACCAACCAACGAGGTTTGTAGAAACTTAGCATTAACTGATAACATCGCATTCCCTTGGTTTGCAACTGCGGGTTACACACGTGGTTTAGTAAATGCTATTAAAGCTCGTAAGAAGTTGACACAAGAAGATAGAGACACTTTGTATCAAGGTCGTATCAATCCTATCGCAACTTTCTCGGATGTTGGTACTGTTATTTGGGGTAATAAAACTCTTCAAATATCCGACACAGCATTGAACAGAATTAATGTGAGAAGATTGTTACTACAAGCTAGAAAACTTATTTCTGCTGTTGCTGTAAGATTGTTGTTCGAACAAAACGATGCTAAGGTTCGTCAGGACTTCTTGGATAGTGTTAATCCGATCTTGGATGCTATCAGAAGAGATAGAGGTCTTTATGACTTCAGAGTAACCGTAAGTAACTCACCTGAGGATTTGGATAGAAACACCCTTTCAGGAAAAATTTATCTAAAACCAACTAAGGCACTTGAATTTATTGATATTGAGTTCTTGATAACTCCAACCGGAGCGTCATTTGAAAATATCTAATAATAAATGATTTCACACACCAAACAGGCTTTAATTTCGGAGGGTTTCGATGTTTTCGGAACCCCCGAATTAAAGTATTATGCATTTGATTGGGATGATAACATAATGCATATGCCGACCAAGATTATGGTTCTTGATGATAAAGGATCTGAAGTTGGAATGTCCACCGAAGATTTTGCTAAGTATCGTGGAATTATAGGTAAGGAAAATTTCCCGTATGAGGGAACCACCATTGTGGACTACGCTCAAAACCCCTTTCGTAATTTTAGAACAGAAGGAGACAGACAATTTATCATTGATAGTATGAAGGGAAAACCTGGACCAGTATGGTCCGACTTTGTGGAAGCAATCAATAATGGTTCTATTTTTTCAATTATTACAGCTAGAGGGCATAACCCAAACACTATAAAGCAAGCCATATACAATATGATTGTGACTAATTACAATGGAATTAATAAAGATTTATTACTTAAAAACCTAAAAAAATATAGAAAGGTATCAGGAAATAGAATCAACACAAGAGACTTGATAAATTATTATATGGATTTGAATAAGTATTATCCTGTGTCTTATGGAAGTGAGAATAGTGCAGCTAGTCCTGAAGAACTCAAAGTAAAAGCACTACAAGAATTTATTGATTATGTAAAAAGACATGCAAAAAAATTGAAGAAAAAACTTTATTTGAAAGACAATGTCAAAGGAACATTTACACCTACAATTGGATTTTCAGATGATGATATAAGAAACTTAGAAAAAATTAAACAAGAATTTATTAAAGAACCTATATTAAAGACATATTCAACCGCGAGCGGGAAAAAAACCAGATTCTAATAGAGAATATCCGAAAAAAAAACAAAGTAAATAGATAAATTTTTCAACGCTCAAATTTCTTCAAAAACACAATTGTACCACAATCAAAAATTCTTTCAATATTTCGAGAAACCATAATTTGTTTTTCGGTTAACTTAATATCAAAACCTTCTTTTTTCAATTTTTCTTTTCTAAAATTCATTCTATGTACTCTTTTTTTTCCAATGATATACCAATAATTTGGTTTATTAATATTGGTCTGAGTAAACCCTAGTTTACGATACAAATGCCCCTGACTCCAACGACGATCCGCATAACTAATTATTTGAGTTGGGTGATAGTTTTTTATGAAATGATTAAGTAATTTGTCAGCCCCCCCTACAACTATCGTATCTGTTTTATTACAAAACCTACTTAATTCATATCCACTATGATGTGAACCGATACCTAGTCTTGGTTTTGTAAAGGTCATCAAAGATACTAGTTCTTGGTTATAGTATAAACCTAAATTAATTTTGGAATTGATTTTTCCTTGTAAATGGTGTGTGTCCAAAAAACTAGACGATGTTTGGGGGTCTACATTTTTAATAACACACTTTCTTGCAAACACTCTGTCTAAGGTAAGACCTAACAAATTTTTTAATTTGGATTTAATAATGTCTTTTTTGAATAACCATTCGTCTTCAAAGATGTGAATTAGTCGTATATTATTTTGTTCACAAATTTGGGTTTTATTCAAATGATAATTCTTTCCGACCTTATTTTCAGAATGCCAATACAGACCATTAAACTCAATTGCGAGATTATGTGAAGGTATAAAAATATCGATTTGATATGGAGGAATTATGGATAGCGATGATGTGATTGTCTGAACACCACAAGAAAGTAAAAATTGATTGATTTCTTTTTCTATGTTGGATACACTAGATGAACAGTTTGGACACCCATGCTTGGATAAATGATCGTAGGGGAGTTGATCGAATATCCCGTGTGTTGGACAAATTATTTTAATCTTTGTGTGTGAGTTATGATATTCCACAAGAGAATAATCATATTTGTCAGAATGAATTTTTTCAGATCTTTCGATAAATTCAGATTCATTTAAACTAAACTTTTCTTTCTTTCGGTCAATTGAACATTTTTTACAACCTTGCCCGCACAAGTGTTTCGAAGGGGTTTGTTCAAAAACACCATGTTTTGGACACAAGATTTTTACATTTTTTGTAGATTTGATAAGATGCACCAATGAATAATCATAATAAGTTCCGTGTTTTTCAATTGCTTTATTAACAAAAGTTTCAGTGTTAGAACGGGGTTTACTCCTACTACAAGAAGGACAACCCTGACCAATCATATGTTGAGAAGGAAGTTTTTCAAAAATCCCATGAACAGGACATATAATTTTTACCTTGGTTTCTGAATTATCATAATTAGTTAATGAGTAGTCATATAGATCCCCAAACCTATTTTTTACTTTGGTTAAAAACTCTTGGGTATTTGTAACCCTGTCTAAACAAAACTTACAACCATTTTTACCACGTAAATGTTCACTAGGTAATTGCATAAAACTGTAATTGTGTAAATTACAAATTAATTTCACTTTAATAGTGGATTTTACATAATCAACAAATTCATAATTGAATTTATCAGAATATAATTTTTTTGATTTTTCAATAAATTTTGATCTGTCGTAAAATATTTTAGGCATGGATATATTTATTAAGTGTATTTAAAAAGTACGACTATAAATATAATCAAAAAAAAATAAAATGGCAGATTTACTGATGAAAATGCCGGTTCCATACGAACCGAAAAGAGTAAATAGATTTATATTAAGATTTGACTCTACCCTTGGGATTAACGAATGGTTTGTTGAATCGACGGATAGACCTTCGATTGATATCACATCTGTGGCAATCCCTTTCCTAAACACAGAAACCTAT